CCAGTGGTATCTCTTCGAAGGTGTGAAGCTTCGCCTGGCTGACAACACTTTCTACACCGCCGACTTCTTCGTGATGAATGCCGAGAGCGTGCTGGAGGTGCATGAGGTAAAGGGCTTCTGGACGGATGACGCCCGCGTGAAGACTAAGGTGGCCGCCAGCATGTACCCGTTCAAGTTCTTCGTTGTGCAGCGTGGCAAGCGCAACACCGGTTGGCAGGTCGAGGAATTCTGATGGGTCGCATGGTTGCGGTGATCCCGCTGGGCCGGTGCGAGATATGCCAGGGCAAGGGTGTGATTAAGGGCATTTTCCACACGATGGATTGTGCCGGCTGCAATGGCGCTGGTTTGGTCGATCGGCAGACCTGCGAGGCCCTGAGCCCCGAGGTGATGGTGCAACAGCTTCGAGTAAGGCTGAACCGGGCTAATCGCCAGGTTGAGCAGCAAAGAGAACAACTGGAGCGCGCCGGCTTGGTGCCTGTTACAGGCCCAGCAGCGGACTACCAGGGCAACAACAAGAAGGGCGCGGGCGGCGCGCACTTCACTGGCGATTAGGGGATAGCCATGGGCGTTTATAGAGATGTTGGCCACGTCATCGCGCGAGTGATGAGCATAGAGACCATCGACGGCACAAAGAAGGCTGGATGGCAGCAGCGGTATCAGGCGGGCTTTCCTGAGTCACGCCCCGGCGGGGAGGGGCTAACCGAGCATGAGCGCCTGACCCAGGACAGCATGACGCGCGCCGCCCTTCACCGAGAGCTGCCCGAGCTGGCCTGGCAAGTGCTGGTGGCAAAGTACAGCATCAATGACGTTGAGGTCGCGCAGGCCATCCACTGGCTTGTTCCTCGCATCTCATGCCCGGCCCATCATCTGTTCAGGATGAAGTGTGTGACGGCCTGGGCGATCCCGCGCCGTCTGCCTGAGGCGTTCTATCAGCTGCACACCTGGGATGCGGATGGCACGCCAGAGGGCACGCTGCGGCGCTGGCGGAGCACTATGCGAAAGTGGCTTGAGGCGCAGGTCAATGAGGCTTTCCGACAGGCTGAGCCGGTGCTCGCCTATCGCGGGCTGATCACTCACGAAGCCGCTTGACGTGCAGTGAGCAAATGAGCACTATAAATGCCAATCTGCGGTTTGGTGCGTAACACACCATCCGCCTCAAAAAAGCCCAGCCATCGCGCTGGGTTTTTTCGTTTCTGATCCCTCAGCTGTTACCGCAACAGCTTTGCCCGCCATCACACGCGGGCTTTTTATCACCGACACCCAGCACGCATGCCCGTCTCTTTGCTTCCAGGCGGATGGCGGCGCATTGCTGTGCTGGATACAAACGCAGCCAAGCCGGCAGTGGCCAAGGTACGCCAATGAGAGCCAGAGATATGACAGAGCCAGCTTCTACCGCATTTGGCGGGATCGCGCTGTACAAGCTGGGCGTGCTCGGCGCGTTCTCTGCTGTGCTAGTGACCATTGTTGTAATGGCCATGACGCTGCCAAAGACCGTGCGCGAGTTCGTTGTCGCGATGATCTGCACTGTGGTGTCGAGCATTGGCGGCGGGGCGTTTGTTATCCGTTGGTTTGAGCTTCAGCACTTCGCAAACGATGACATCGGCGTGATTGCCTTGGGCGCTGTGATCTTCGTGTGTGGCCTGCCTGGTTGGGCCATCGTTCGTGCCTGGTTCGTATATGCCGAGGCCCGTAAGCACATGAGCCTGGCTGACATGATCCGAGAGCTTAAAGCGCTGGCGGCCAAGTAAGTGTCACTAAGGCCGCCCAAGCCATGCGCTTGGCCTGGCTGCAGCGTGCTGACCAGAGGTGTTAGCCACTGTGCCACTCACAAGCCATTGGCTGATGAGCGCAGGGCAGAGCAACTCAAGCGTGCTCACAAGCAATACAACAAGCGCCGCGATGAGTCTGATGAGTTCTACAAGACAACTCGCTGGACACGCTTCAGGACTTACTACCTGCGCATGCATCCACTCTGCGTTGAGTGTGAAAGGCAAGGTCGGGTGACAGCTGCTGTGATCCTCGACCATATCAAACCCTACAAGACTCACCCGCACCTGGGGCTGGACTGGCACAACGTCAGGCCGCTCTGTCGCCCATGCCACAACCGCATAGGCGAGCGGGTCGGCCTGACCGGGGAGGGGGAGGGTAAAAAGTCAGAGCTTTGACGCCTTCCGAACGACGGGGGGAACCTTTTTCTTACGTCTCCAAAATAATGGTTTTCAAAAATGGCCCGACCAAGGACGCCGACCAACGTGCTCGACGCCCGTGGCGCATTCAAGAAGCACCCCGAGCGGGCGCGTACTGATGCACCGACCGCCGGGCCATTGGGCAATCCGCCGAGCCATGTGACCGGTGATGTTCTGAAGGCCTGGAAGGAAATTGCAAAGTCGGCACCGCTGCAGGTGCTGACCGAATCCGACCGCCTGGCTCTGGAGCTGGCCGCCAATCTGCTGGCCCAGTTCCGGCTCAACCCGGTCGACTTCCCCGCGGCCAAGTTGGTTCGCCTGGAAGCGCTGCTCGGTAAGTTCGGCATGACGCCGGCCGACCGCGCCAAGGTCGGCGGGAAGAAAGACGCCCCCAAAGGCAACGCATTCGCTGACCTCTGATGGCCGCCAAGAAAACTTATCCGTTGGTGAAGGCTGCGGAGGCCTACGCGCGCCAGGTGATCAGCGGGAAGATCCCGGCATGCAAGTGGATCAAGCTGGCGTGCCGCAAGCACTTGGACGAGTTGAAGCTCTCGAAGTCAGCCGACTTCCCGTACTACTTCGACCCGGCCAAGGCTGAGCGCGTCGCCAAGTTCCTGCAGCTGCTGCCGCACACCAAAGGCAAGTGGGCCAGTAAGCGCGAACTGATCAAGCTTGAAGGCTGGCAGTTGTTCAGCGTCTGCATCCCGTTTGGCTGGTTACGCAAGAAGGATGAAACCAGGCGCTATCGCACCATCCTGATTTTCGTGCCGCGCAAAAACGGCAAGTCGATCATCGGCGGCGGCGTCGGCGTGTACATGTTCACTGCTGATGGCGAGTTCGGTGCCGAGGTATACAGCGGCGCCACCACCGAGAAGCAGGCCTGGGAGGTATTCCGGCCGGCCAAGCTGATGGTGGATCGCACACCAGAGCTGCGCGACCACTACGGCGTAGAGGTCAACGCCTCGAACATGTGCCGCCTTGATGACGGCTCCCGCTTCGAGCCCGTGATCGGCAAGCCCGGCGACGGCTCAAGCCCGTCCTGCGCCATCGTCGATGAGTTCCATGAGCACCAGGACTCAACCCTGTTCGACACCATGGAGACCGGCATGGGCGCCCGTGAGCAGCCGCTCATGTTGGTGATAACCACAGCCGGCTCAAGCATCGGCGGCCCGTGTCACCAGTTGGTGCGGGATGCCGAGCGCATGCTCGAAGGTGCGATTGATCGCCCCGACCTCTGGGCCATGCTCTACACGATTGACCCAGGCGACGACTGGACCAGCGAAGCGGTCTTGATCAAGGCCAACCCGAATTACGGCGTCAGCATCAACGGCGACTTCCTGCAGGCCCGCCAGCGTGACGCCATGCAGAGCGCGGCCAAGCAGGCCACGTTCCGCACCAAGCACCTCAACGAATGGGTCGGCGCCAAAAACGCCTGGCTCAACATGCTGCGCTGGAAGGAAGCGCCGGCCCGCAAGGCGCTGGCAGAGCTTGAAGGCAGGCCCTGCATCATCGGCCTCGACCTGGCCAGCAAGATCGACATAGCCGGCAACCTGCTTTTGTTCCCGCCGGTCGAAGGTGACCCGATCTGGCACGTGCACGGCCGGTACTACCTGCCGGAAGTGCGGGTGATCGAAGAGCTAGACAGCAACACCGCCCGCTACCGCGAGTTTGATGCCCTTGGCCTGCTGACCCTCACCGATGGCGAAGTCATCGACTTCGAAGTCATCAAAGAGGATTTGCGCGAGTTCGCCGGCCGCTTCGATGTGCAGCAGGTCGCCTATGACCCCTGGCAAGCCACCCAGCTTGCCCAGGAGATGCAAGCCGAAGGGCTGCTCATGGTCGAGGTACGGCAGACCGTGCAGAACATCAGCGAGCCCATGAAAGAGCTGGAAGCCATGACCCTGCGCAAAGTGCTGGCTCACGGTGACTGCCCGATCCTCACATGGATGGCCAGCAACGTGATCGCCAAGCTCGATGTGAAGGACAACATCTACCCGAACAAAGAGCGCCCCGAGAACAAGATCGACGGAATTGTCGGCTTGATCATGGCGCTAAGTCGCGCCATCGGCACCGAGAAGGGTGACGACATCTCTGACTTCCTACGGAACCCGATCATCGCATGAGCAAAGAATCGAAGAAGCCGGGCCGTATCAAGGCCGCCGTGCTCAACTGGCTCGGCGTGCCCATTGGATTGACGGATGAAGCCTTCTGGGCGTCGTTCGCCGGCAATGAAGCGGGGCAGCAGGTAAACGAGCGAACCGTACTCCAGCTCTCCACTGTGTGGGCCTGCGCCAGGATCATCGCGGAGACCATCGCCACGCTGCCGCTTGGAATCTACGAGCGCACCGGCCAGGGGCGCAGATCGGCAAGCGAACACCCGCTGCACTTCCTCCTGCACCGCCAGCCCAACGGCAGCACTACGGCTGCAGTGTTCTGGGAGGCGATGATTGTCTCCATGCTGCTCCGCGGCAACGCATTCGCCGAGCGCCGGATGCTCGGCGGAAGAATGGTTGCGCTGCAGTTCCTGGCAGCCAGCCGGTTGAGCATCACAAAGGACAGCAAGGGCCGGCGCCGCTACAAATACACCGATGCGGACGGCACGCAGCGCGACATTCCAGAGTCAAACATCTTCCGCATTCCCGGCTTCACCACGGATGGCGAGTGGGGACTATCGGTGATCGAGTACGGCGCCAAGGTTTTCGGTTCCGCGCTGGCGGCAACGAACGCAGCGAACAGCACGTTCGAGAAAGGCCTGTCGCCCACCGTCGCTTTCAAGATGACCCAGGTGCTCAAGAAAGAGCAGCGGGATGAGTTCCGGGAGAACCTGCGCGCCATCTCCGGGGCCATCAATGCCGGCGAGTCTCCGCTGCTTGAGGGCGGCATGGAAGCGCAGACGATCGGCATCAACCCGAAGGACGCGCAGCTTCTCGAATCGCGCTCGTTCAGCGTTGAAGAAATCTGCCGCTGGTTCCGCGTCCCGCCGTTCATGGTCGGCCACAGCGAGAAGTCGACCAGTTGGGGCACCGGCATTGAGCAGCAGATGATCGGGTTTCTGACCTTCACTCTGCGCCCCTGGCTGAGCCGCATCGAGCAAGCAATCAACAAGGATCTGCTGAGCCCCGTTGAACAGATGCGCTACTACGCCGAGTTCAGCATCGAGGGCCTGCTGCGCGCCGACAGCGCCGGCCGCGCCACCTACCTATCGACCATGGTGAATAACGGCCTGATGACCCGAGACGAAGGCCGTGCCAAAGACAACCTGCCACCGAAGGGCGGCAATGCGGACGTGCTTACCGTCCAGACCGCCCTCATCCCGATTGACCAACTGGGCGCAGCCCAAGGTGCCGACAATGCGTAGAAACCTGCCCGCCGCGCTGGCCGGCGCCCGCGTGGGCGGCGTCCGGTTCGATCTTTCCGCCAAGGCGCTGGACCGCTGGAACCCAACCGTCCAGGCCGCCGCCACTGATGACAACACCATCAGCGTGTTCGACGTCATCGGCCAGGACTACTGGAGCGGGGAGGGCGTGACAGCCAAGCGCATCGCTGCGGCTCTGCGTTCGATCGGTGAGCGTGACGTGGTAGTGAACATCAACTCGCCTGGCGGCGACATGTTCGAAGGCCTGGCCATCTACAACCTGCTGCGCGAGCACCCTGGCAACGTGACGGTCAAGGTGCTCGGCGTTGCAGCATCTGCCGCGTCCATCATCGCAATGGCTGGCGATGACGTGCAGATCGCGCGCGCCGGCTTTCTGATGATCCATAACGCCTGGGTTCTTGCCGCCGGCAACCGCCACGACTTCCGCGGCTATGCCGACTACCTCGAGCCCTTCGACACATCCATGGCGGACATCTACGTCGCCCGCTCAGGCCTCGACCTGAAGAACGTGCAGACCATGATGGATGGCGAGACCTGGATCGGCGGCAGTGCCGCTATTGACCAAGGATTTGCCGACACCCTTCTGGCCTCCGACCAGATCGAGCAGGGCGAAGAGAAGCCCGCAGCTATAGCGGTGCGCCGCATCGAGTCGGCACTGCGCGCATCCGGCATGCCTCGCACCGAGGCCATGCGCCTGATTTCAGATTTCAAAGCTGGCCTGCGCGACGCGGCCAGTGACGGTGAGCGTGACGCCACCGAAAGCGGCCGAAAGGCCAACTCGCTGCAGCTCGAACCGCTGCCGCGGCTCACGTTCCCCCTAAGTAATTGAGGAAAACCCCATGAAGCGTTTTAAGCTTTCAGCCCCACTGATCCTGGCCGTCATTGCCATCGCGGTGGCTATTCCGCTGTTCAGCCTGGCAATCGTGGCGCCAACGTCCGAGATCCTTGCTGCCTCGCTGCTTGGCAGCGCAAGTGTTGTTGTTCTGGCTGCTCTCCTCGTAGAGCCAGCCAAATTCACGCAGCATCGCGGCCACGGTCAGTATGGTCGTGCCGGTGAAGATGGCGAGATCGAGAAGGAGTACAAGCAGGTTCAGGCTGACCTGAAAAAGGTTGGCGACGATCTGCGGCGATACGCCGAATCCTCTGAAAAAGAAATCAAGGCGCACGCCCAGCTCTCCGAGGAAACCAAGGCCAACGTCGACAAGCTGCTGACCACTCAGGGCGAGCTGAATGCACGCCTGCAGGCTGCCGAGCAGCACATGGTCAAGCTGGAGCAGGGCGGTGGCCGCGAGGCTCCCATGAGCATGGGCCAGGCTTTCGTCCAGTCCGAAGGTCTGGAAGAGTTCGCAGTGCGTGCGGCCGGTGGCGGCAAGGGAAGCTTCACCGCTCCGGTGAAGGCCGCCATCACCAGCCTGGACAGCTCCGCTGGCACCCTGATCCAGCCCACTCGCGTCGGCCTGATCCAGCCGACCCAGCAGCGCCTGTTCCTGCGCGACCTGCTCAGCTGGGGCCGTACCGGTTCCAACAGCATCGAGTACGTGCGCGAAACCGGTTTCACCAACAGCGCCAACGTGGTGTCGGAAAACCCGGCCAACCCGAAGCCCGAGTCGAGCCTGGCCTTTGAGCTGGACACCGACCCGGTGGCAACCATCGCGCACTGGGTGCGTGCCTCGCGCCAGGTGCTGTCGGACGTAGCGATGCTGCAGAGCTACATCGACGGCCGCCTGCGCTATGGCCTGAAGCTCAAGGAAGAAGCGCAGCTTCTGAAGGGTTCGGGCGTTGGCCTGAACCTGAACGGCATCTACACCCAGGCCAGTTCGTTCCTGAACCCGGGCGTTACCGTACAGGCCGAGACCGCCATCGATCGTCTGCGCATCGCTCTGCTGCAGGTTGCCCTGGCCGAGTACGAGGCTGACGGCATCGTCCTGAGCCCGATCGACTGGGCGGCCATCGAGCTGACCAAGACCACCGATAACCAGTACCTGTTCGCCTCGCCGACCGGCCTGGCTGTTCCGGGCCTCTGGGGTCGTCCGGTCGTTGCCACCCAGGCGATGGACGCGGGCGACTATCTGGTGGGCAGCTTCCAGCAGGGTGCGCAGGGTTGGGACCGCGAAGATGTATCGGTCACCGTATCGACGGAAGACCGCGACAACTTCGTCAAGAACATGGTCACCATCCTCTGCGAGGAGCGCGTGGGTCTGTCCGTCTTCCGTCCGGAAGCCTTCGTCAAGGGCGACTTCGACGGCCTGCCGGCAACGGCGTGATGTAACAGGCGGGGCTTCGGCCCCACCTGCCTCACTGGGAGAGATTCATGCCCGAAGTAATTGCACTGTGTTCATTCGAGCACGGCTCCAGCCGCCGCCGTGGTGAGCGCTTCGACGTTAGCGATAATCATGCCGCCGCCCTGTTGCGCGCCGGACTGGTTGAGGTTGTGGGTGATCACCCCCCCGCCAAGGCCGCTGGCGGGAAGTCGTCTGCATCGCAAGCGGCCCAAGCCTCACCGGAGCAGACGTTGAGTCGGTCCGCGCGTGGCGCGAAAAGCAAGCCGGGCGCGCAGTAGTCGTCGCCAATAATTCATTCCAGCTGGTGCCCTGGGCCGATGCGCTATTCGCAGCCGATGCCCAGTGGTGGCAGCACTACCGAGAGGCCGCTTCCGGGTTTGCCGGCGAGCGCTGGTCGGCCTCTACCGTTCCAGGGGTGCGCAAGCTACGCCTGGCATTTCACAACTCCGGCGCTGGTTCGATTGAGTTGGCTGCCCACAGCGGCGCCAGCCGCATCCTTCTGCTCGGCTTTGACTGCAAGCACCGCGGCGGTCGTGCCCATTGGCATGCCGATCACCCGGCGCCCATGGGCAATGCCGGCAGCGTCGACCAGTGGCCGGCACTGTTCCGCGCGACGGCAGCGGCCGTGGCGGGTGTTGAGGTGCTGAATTGCAGCCGCTCAACCGCCATCGACTGCTTTCCGCGCATGCGGCTGGAGGACGCCCTTGCACATCCAGGGCATGAAGGGACTGGGAGACAACATCTACCAGCGGGCCTTCCTAAAGGGTCTTAAGCATCCGGTCTGGCTGGAAACGCCATGGCCTGAGCTGTACGCCGATCTGCCTATGGTCCGGCTGGTAAAGCCAGACACCAAGCTGCGCACGCAGGCCAAGAACATGCGCCGGCATGCCGCCTGGGAACGGGCACCGCGAGGGCGAATCACCCAAGTTGCGTATGGGCAGGCCGGCATCATTCCCGGCATGGCCGCCAAGTTCGGCCGCCAGCCCGGAGAGTTTGATTTGCCGGACTTCGGGCCATCCCCGGTTGGTGGGCGCTACATCGTGGTGCGCCCGGTCACCCTCCGATCAGAGTGGCGGGCGGATTCGCGCAACCCGCTGCCGGAGTACGTGGCTCAGGCGGCTGCCGAGATGCGCCGGCGCGGCTTCACGGTGGTTTCCGTGGCCGATCTGGAGGACGGCATGGAATGGGCGCTCGAGCCACTGCCGCCGGCCGATATCCGCTATCACGCGGGCGAGCTGCCGGTTGAGCAACTGCTGGCCCTGCTGCAGGGAGCTGTGGCTGTGATCGGCGGCATCGGCTGGATTGTGCCAGCAGCGATTGCCGCCAAGATCCCCGCCTGGATCGTCTGCGGAGGGCAGGGTGGCTACAACGCCCCCGAACTGATCACCGCGCCAACCATGGATCTGACCCGCATAGCGTTTGCGGTGCCGGACAACTTCTGCCGCTGCACGCAGCGGGAGCACACCTGCGACAAGAGAATTCCCGACTATGACCAGCGCTTTGCCGAATGGACTGACCGACTGCCTGCTGTGGTCTGATGAGCTGGGCATGGGATACCACCCGCGCCCGCCCATGGATTACTCAGGCCCGTACTTTGAGAAGTACCAGGCGCTGGATGCCTCGGAGATGGGCGCCGCGCTCACCCGAGCCCGCGTGGCCATGGTGCAGCGCCACACCGAGCTGCTGCCGGTGGATATCGGAATCGGTGGCGGCCGTTTCGTGCAGGAGTCTGGCGGCCACGGCTATGACGTGAACCCCGAGGCGATAAGCTGGTTGTGTGGCAGTGGCCTGTATTTCGATATCTACGCCAACCACGCCGAGGTGCTGACCTGCTGGGACAGCCTGGAGCACGTGCCAGATCCTGAGCAACTGGTGGCGCGTGCGGGTGAGTGGGTGTTTGTTTCCATGCCTATCTACCTGGGCCAGTTCGACTGCCTGCGCTCCAAGCACTTCAAGCCCGGCGAGCACATCTGGTACTTCACGCTGCAAGGCCTGATTGGCTGGTTTGCCCGCCAGGGCTTTGGCTGTGTGGAAATCAACGAGGCTGAGTCTGAGCTTGGCCGCGAAGGCATCAGCAGCTTTGCGTTCCGGAGGTTCGGCTGATGGCGACTGCCGTGCTTACGATTCAGGAAATCCGCGCCCAGCTTCGTCTGTGCCCGGATGACGACAGTCAGGACGACTGGCTGGAATCGCTGGAACTGCAGGCCATCGATTACGCCAGCCAGTACATCGGTCGCCCGATTCCGTGGGCCGACGAGGAAGGCGACCCGGTTCCCGTTCCCGCATCCATCAAGCGCGCCCTGTTGCTGCTGATCGCTGACTTCGACCAGCACCGCGAAAACACCGTGATGGGCACCATCGTTGCAAACCGCAAGGCAGCGGAAACCCTGCTGCACTTCTACCGTGTCGGGCTGGGCATATGAGACTCGGCGAACTCCGTCACCCCGCCACGCTGCTGGAGCTGAATGCGGGCCTGTGCCCGGTCGATTTGGGCCAGCTATGGGTCGGCATCATCGCGAAGGAATCGGCAGAACCGCCTATGCCCTCCGGCCTGCGCAGCCCGGCCCGTGTCGACATCCGTGCTCGATTCAGTCCCCGGATCGTGCAGGGCCGGTATCTGCGCCAAGGCTGCCGGCTGTTCCATATCACCAGCGCCCGCGACCCGCTCGGCAACAAGGCCGAACTGCGGATCACAGCGGACGAGTTCATCGGTGTGCCCGCCGAATACCGCCCGCAAGGCGGCGTGCCAGTTGCCTGCCGTGTGCACCTGACGCACTCGGCGCCGTACCTGGATGATCTCGGCCAGGTCACGGACTACAAGACCAAGGCCGAGGTGGCCGTGATCGAGGTAGGCCGCCCGGAAGAGGGCGACCAACTGTTGATCGCCAGCACCCTCTACAACGTCATCGCCTACGCCCGCGAGAGTGATGATGGCGTGGTGCGCGGGCTCTGGCTGGAACTTGTTGCGTGAACGTCACCATTCAAGTGATAGGCCTCAAGCAGGCACAGAAGCAACTGGCCGAGCACGGCAAGAAAGTTGATCCCGTGCTGCGCGGCGCACTCAACAGCACCGCAACAAAAGGCCGCACAGATCGCTACGTGAAGCCCATGAGCAAACTGTTTAAAAGCTCCGTGCTGGGTAGCCGCCTGGGTAATGCCGACCTGCGCGGCAAGCTCACCATCAAGCGCGCCCGCAGGGGCCGCATGAACAGCCGCATTATCCCCAGCGGCTCAGGGGTGCGGGTGGACGATTACCGCCGCTGGGTATTCGAAGTGCTGGCCCCAACCAGGGCGCGCATCTATGTGTACGGCCTGCGTGGCCGCAAGGTTGCCGCCGGGTTTGTAAACCCTGCCAGCAGCCGGCAAGCGCCGCTGAGTACGCGCAGCAGCAAGACAACCGCCCGCGGCAAAACCTACGCCTACAAAAAGGCGCTGAGCGCTGCGCTAGGCCCGAGCACCGCTTACTGGTTTAAGCAGCTAACC